CAAAGAAAAGATAAAGGCAGAACCGACCAGGATTTAGATTTCTTAGGTATAAAAGCAGAATTAGCCGTATCAAAAGTTTTTGATTTAGATTTTAATCCATTTCAATTAGGTGTTGATGATGGGGCAGATATGTTTTTACATAACATTTCAATTGATGTTAAATCGACGTTTTACCCACACGGCAAACTGCTGTTTAAAAGCAAAAAATCATTTAAATCAAATTGTTCTGTATTGGTGGCAAAAGTTGATGAAGATAAAATGAACGTTGCTGGCTTTGCAACAAAAACTATGTTTTTGGAGCAAGCCGTCCAAAATGATTTGGGACATGGTAAAGGGTGGATGATTGAACAAAGTGAATTGTTACCATTATCTAAACTATGGGAAGTTGCAACAGAACAAAAGCTTTATAAGCCAAAAAGGGAATTGAACAAATGACCTTTTTTACACTTTTAAGCATTTCTTTGACTTTAGAAGGTGGATCGAACTTTGAGCAAATGTATGCCAGCGCAAAAGAATGCGGGGATGCATTGCCAGCAATATATTACGAATATTATCCACATTTTCCTGATGCAATGGGGCAATGCCTGCAAACAGATAAAGTTTCATCAATAACCATTAAACCAAAACTACGTCCAGAAGGGTTAAAATTATGATTAAAGATATCGAAATTAATGTTGGTGGTAAAAAAATTGATTTTAACACCAATGATATTTTAAATGAAGTTTTTAAAAAGCACATTAAAGATTTACAGAAAAACCAACGCGAAGAATTACCAATGTTAAATGATCGCGGGCATTTTGTGAGGTTTATCAATGTCGATTGATCCCAGAACTGTAAGGCAAATTAAAATGGCAGCTGAACAAGGCTTAACACAAGCTGAAACTTCAAGGCTGTTAGATATGAACCAAAGCTATGTAGCACGAGCTAAAGCTTTATATAATATAACTTTTATAAAACATGAGGATAAATATGCACATTTCAGAAGCCCACAAAATGACATTGAGACTAATGAAAATGAACTCACTGATGATAGAGGACATGAAAAACCCAGACCCAACCAGGGACAGGAAATATTACAAATGGTTTTTACAAGAGCAGCAACATCTGATGGAATTGATGGAATTGAAATTGAGAAGCCACCGAAGACAATCCAAGAACTTAAAGAAAGATTAAAACAAAATGATAAGCAACATCATTATGAAATAATATATTCTTTTAAGCTGCAAGAATTTGAAAAACAACAAATAAAGTTAGGTTTAAGAACGCCATTACATAGAGGCAGAAAGATACAAAGTTTATCAACATCATGTGCAAATAAAAACATTGCGTTAAACTCGCAAAGCTTTCCCGCAAAACATACAGTTGCAAAACAACAGCGTATTTTAAAATCAATCAATCGTGGTGGCAGATATACAACATCCATGATTGCCAGAAATACAGGGTTAAGCGTCTCATATGTTGCACCACAATTAAATGTGCTTTTTAACCAAGGTTTAATCCTTAGAAATAATGAAAAACAACCTGCATTTATTGGTTCACTAGATGGTAAGAAAACATACAGACACGTTTATTTTAAAAAAAATGACGAATAGTATATTGCACTAATATGATTTATATATATAACTGGATATAAAATAGAATGGAGAACAAAATGGATAAGAAAAGATTAATTAGTTTTAGCGAAAGCCAAGACCAAGCAATAAGTGAGGCAGCACATAAGAGTGGCCTATCATTTACAGCGTATGTTCGTATGGCGGCACTTATGCAAGTGACAAAGCAAGGTGTCGAAGTAAGCCCACCAAAGGAAGATTAATATGCTATCAATATTTGGTATTGATCCAGGATATAGTGGTGCGATTGCGATTTATTGGCCTGAAGCCAATAAACTCGAAATCCACGATATGCCAATAATGTTAAACCATGCTGGCAAGAATATTATAGACTGTCATACATTGCTACACTTGCTTGAGCCTGAAACAAAAAATAGGTTTGCAGTTGTGGAGCGTGTGAGTGCAATGCCTGGACAGGGTGTATCAAGTGTATTTAGGTTTGGTGAGGGCTATGGAATGCTTCAAGCATGTATTGCAGCTAACAAGCATCCTATGCATTATGTAACGCCTGCAAAATGGAAGAAACACTTTGGCTTAAATAGGGATAAGGGTGTAAGCAGAAGTAAAGCTGTTGAGCGTTTTCCAGCATACGCAAATTTGTTTAGTAGGGTCAAAGATGATGGACGTGCAGAAGCCGCTTTGATCGCATTATATGGAGCAGAACAACTAAAATAGGAGGATAGTCTATGACTATGATTTTAAGTAATAAAATGAGCAATGAAGAATATCATGCACATGAGAATATATCATCAAGTGATTTGAAGGCAGTAGCCAGCACAACATTACGTCATTGGAAGGGTAAAGTACGCAAAGAAAACCCTGCTTTTGATTTAGGCACGGCAGTACATGCTATGCTACTTGAGCCAGAGAAAGAGTTAATTGTACGTGGGCCAGAGACAAGGCGCGGTAAGGCGTGGAGTGAAGCCAAAGAAGACGCTGAGAAGCAAAATAAGCTACTCCTGACCGAGGCTGACTATGATTTAGCATGTGACATGGCTGAAGAGTGTTTAACGCACCCCATGGCAGCTAAATTATTGAACAACAAAGAGTTGATTACAGAAGCATCATTCTTTGTAACGTGTCCTGAAACTGGATTAGGGCTTAAAACCAGGCCAGATGGGTTTTTAGCATCTGCTGGCTTAATTCTTGATATAAAGACTTGCCAAGATGCAAGCTTGAACGGGTTTTCTAAGGCTTTGAGGAATTTTAATTATTCTATGCAACAAAGCTTTTACAAATACTGTTTAGAGATTGAAGGTATTAAGATTTCTAATTTTATATTTATTGCAATTGAAAAAGAAAAACCACATGCAACAGCGTGTTACGAATTGTCAGATAAATATGACAGGTATGCACGCCAAGGAATGATGCAAACATTACACAAGATAAAACGGGCAAAAGAAACTGGTGATTTTAGCACTGGCTGGCCTGACTTAGATACAATATCTCTACCACCTTGGTTGGATGGCGAGATATAATTTATCCCAGCGTGAGGGTGTCACGTATTTTTAAGGAAAGGTAAACATAATGTTACCGCAAATACTACGTCGAAAAGAGGTACAAAAATGGGTTGGTGTGGGAAGGTCTACACTTCACACTTGGGTAAAGGAAGGGCATTTTCCAAAGCCAATTAAATTAAATTTTAAAGAAGGTCAAAGCGCTGCAGTTGGTTGGCGTGAAGAGGATTTGATGGATTGGTTTAATAACTTAAAGGAGACAAAATAATGCAACATATGATAAGCGGTGTAACCGCACTGTACCCTAGACTAAATGGTACATATAAATTTGACACACAAGAGAACAAGAGCGTTAAGTGCCATGCACTTGATGAGGGCGCAGCTTTTGAAATGTCATTTAAATTAGATGAAGCACAAGCAAAGGAGTTACATCAAGTTTGCTCGCAGGCATATGCAAATGCGGCGGCAATGGACACAAAACGAAAGTGGCCTGATAAGCCAAATAATTTACCATACAAGCGCAACGCAGATAATGAGATTGTTGGTAAATGTAAGCTAAAAGGATCATATGGTGGGGATGTTACACAGCCACCAAAACAAGTAGATGCAGCACGTAATAGATTGCCAGATGATTTTATGCTGACAACTAATTCTAAAGTTAATGTTGCAGTTATGATAGTGCCATATAACACTGGTAGTTTGAATGGAGTTTCATTACGTTTGCGGGCAGTACAAGTATTGGAGCTTGCTGAATTAGAAGGTGGAGATGATCCATTTGATAAAGTAGATGGTTTCGTATCGCCTAACTCAGATGCAGTGTTTAGCAATACACAGCCAGCACAACCAGTTAATGGTCAAGAATATGATCCATTCGCAGCAAGTGTAGCTTCACAAGCACCGTCTAATGTAGATATTGATGATGATATTCCGTTTTAGATAAAAAATTGCCTCTCGCTTTAAATATGTCCAATAAATAAGCGAGAGGCATGAACTACCCCAAAACAAAAGGAATATATAGATGGTACATAATAATAAAACAGAAAGCAAGTTCCCAACAGCAAATTGGTCAGAATATGGCGAAAAGATAATACAGGGATTGGAGTTAAAGAGAACTTCTAAAGGTGAATATCATGGTGCTTGCCCTAATTGTGCTGGCAAAGATAGGTTTTGGATTAAACAACATAATGGTGAAGTGTTAGTTCACTGTAGAAAATGTAATGATTTCAAGGAGATAAAAGATAGAATGAGGGATATGTCTCTTTGGCCTACAGAAAATCATGTAAGTGATATACAAGTAGAACGCATTGATAACATTCAATGGCCTGAAAGAGATACGAGCATTACACACCCTTACCTTGATAAAAAGAAAT